TCCTATTGAGGATCATAATTATCTAATTACAGTTGATGTTGCCCGTGGACTTGGTAATGATTATTCAGCATTTATTGTTTTTGATATTACAGAGTTTCCTTATAAGGTAGTTGCAAAGTATAGAAATAATGAAATAAAACCAATGTTATTTCCGAACATTATATTTGATGTAGCAAAAGGGTATAATCAATCCTGGTTATTGATAGAGGTTAATGATATTGGTGATCAAGTTGCTAGNATTCTTCAATATGATTTGGAATATGAAAATATTCTAATGGCAACTATGAGGGGTAGAAATGGACAGATAGTTGGAACAGGATTTTCCGGTAAAAAAACTCAACTTGGAGTTCGTACAACTTCGGCAGTTAAAAAATTAGGATGTTCAAATCTCAAAACACTTATAGAAGATGACAAATTACTTGCATCTGATTATGAAATTATATCAGAACTAACTACATTTTCGCAAAAAGGAAATTCTTTTGAGGCAGAAGAAGGATGTAATGATGACTTGGCAATGTGTCTTGTAATATTCTCCTGGCTAGTAGCACAAGAATATTTTAAGGAGATGACAGAAAATGATGTAAGAAAAAGAATATATGAAGAGCAAAAAAACCAAATTGATCAAGACATGGCTCCATTTGGTTTTATCGAAGATGGAATTAACGGTGAGACAACTTTTGTAGATGATTCTGGAGATAGATGGTATGCAGATGAATACGGAGATCGATCTTATATGTGGGATTATAGATAATGTCCATCGATGATGAAATCGAATTAGAACATTTATTATTTTTTGATCGTAAATGTCGAGTTTGTGGTAAAGTTAAAAGTTTAATGGATGATTTTTATCTGACTCGAAAAGATAGAAAAACATTAGCATCTTCATATTCCTATGAATGTAGAGATTGTACTATAAAAAGAGTAACTGAATTTAGAAAAAAGAAGAAAAATAAATCAGACATACCATACTTTCCAGTTCCAAGAATAAAAGATGTATATCCAGACTGGTAGTGTGTTCATGCATTGTTTCCCCACTGAAAATGCCCCTTTTCCTAAATATTTTTAGATAAATTTGGATTGCGAGGAAAGACAAGATGCCATTAAATTTAGCATCTCCTGGGATTAGGGTAAGGGAAGTTGACCTTACTGTGGGAAGAGTTGATCCTTCTTCTGAAAAAATCGGCGGTCTTGTTGCTCCTTTTGCACAGGGACCTATCGATTTACCAATTGTTATAGGATCAGAAAAAGATTTACTCGATACATTCGGTAAATCATACAGTACAGACAAACACTACGAGCATTGGATGAGCGCATCATCATACTTAGCGTATGGTGCTCCAATGAGAATTGTAAGAGCCGATGATGATGATTTGCAAAATGCTTACGTCGGTAGTGGATCTTCTATCAAGATTAAGAGTATTGAGCACTATGAGCAACTACAGTATGATGATAATACTGTTGCAGATAGAACCGTAATTGCCAAGAATCCAGGATCTTGGGCAAACGGTATCAGAGTTGCAATTATTGACGGAAAAGCAGACCAAGTTCTGACTGGCATTTCTACCACTGGAGTATCAGCATTCACTGCTGCAATCACGAACAGATCAGCAACGATTGCCACTGGTGCAGCAACCACGATTGGTATTTCTACTGCTTCAATCACTCTCGGACAAGAAGTTCGTGGTAACTTTGTTTCAACAGGAACTACAGTTACTGCGATCAATGTTGGCAACGTTGAACTTGCGAGTGCAACTTCAAATACCGAAGGTGGAGTTACCGTTCCTCTTGATTTTGGAGAAACGACAGTCAGTTCTGCAGCACTTGTAGTTGGTGCAGGTATTACTCAATCAATGAGTGGTAGGTATGATGTTGGTATAACAACTACAGCACTGACCGGACACCTCAAAGGCATTATTACCGAAGTTGGTGTTGGACAAGCCAGTGTTAAAGTTCTCTCTCATGTTGATGGTGCAACAGAGACTGTAAAAGATTATCAGCAAAATGGAATTTGGGCATTCAAGAGCTCTGGTAATGTTGCTATCACCACTGCTGGACAGTCAGTATCATATGGTTCAATTGCTTACACCGGAAGAGAAGATTGGTTCTCACAGCAAACTGTTGCGATTTCTACTTCAACTGTTGGTGGAACTACTACAACATCCACACTTAATTGGAATAATATTGCCGATAAACCAGGAACTTCTCAATATGCTCTGGATAGAGGATCAAGATTTGATGAAATTCACGTTGTCGTAATTGATGGTGAAGGTAAAATTTCTGGAACAACAGGAACAATTCTTGAGAAGCATCTCAATCTCTCAAAAGCAAAAGATGCAGAATACTCCGTAGGATCTCCTTCCTATTGGAGAGCATATTTGAAGACAAATTCAACTTACATTTTTGGTGGTTCGGCACCTGCTGGAATTGTAACTTCTGGATATAGTTCTGGATTTACTCTTGCATCAGACACTGATTGGGATCAAAATGCAGAAGGTGTAATCTTCGGATCAACTGGAAAACANGATTTAATTTTATCAAGTGGAAAAAATTATGATGNTACTGAGGACATTGAGACATCTGGAGCACTTNAAGNTGATTTGAACAAATTAGTAACTGGATACTCTTTATTTGAAAATGCGGAAAACTATAATGTAGATTTCCTTATTATGGGATCTGCAAATTATACGAAAGAACAGGCACAAGCACTTGCAAATAAATTAATTGCAGTTGCTGATGTTAGAAAAGATGCACTGGCATTTATTTCACCATATAGAGGAGCGTTCTTAAGTGATTCTTCCTCAGGAACTGTCACTGTAAATAATGACGAAACTATTACCGATAATGTAATTGGATTCTATGCTCCAATCACATCATCTTCCTATGGTGTGTTTGATAGTGGTTATAAGTACATGTTTGACAGATTTGCAAATACATTTAGATACATACCACTGAATGCTGACATTGCAGGTTTATGTGCTCGTAACGATGTTGATAACTTCCCATGGTTCTCTCCAGCAGGAACTCAACGTGGTGCAATTTTAAATGCAGTTAAGTTGACATATAATCCATCTCAAACACAGAGAGATAGGTTATATTCAAATAGAGTTAATCCAGTTATTTTCTCTCCTGGTGGAGGAATTGTCTTGTTTGGAGATAAGACAGGTCTTTCTAGATCTTCTGCATTTGATAGAATCAACGTTCGTCGTTTATTTATCTATCTCGAAGAAGCAATCTCTGCTGCTGCAAGAGATCAACTCTTTGAGTTTAACGATGAAATTACAAGATCCAATTTTGTAAACATTGTTGAACCATTCCTCCGTGATGTTCAGGCAAAACGAGGTATTCAAGATTATGTTGTTATTTGCGATGAAACAAATAACACTGCTGCAATTATAGATAATAATGAATTTATAGCAGACATCTTTGTCAAACCTGCAAGATCAATTAACTTCATTGGTCTTACATTTGTTGCCACCAGAACTGGTGTTTCATTTGAAGAAGTTATCGGTAACGTTTAATTTAGAGGTTTAAAGAAAAATGCCTAGTCGCCAACAACGTAATACCTCACCAGTAAGAACGATCAGTGATTTTAAAAGTAAGTTAACTGGTGGTGGTGCAAGACCCAATCTATTTGAAGTTGAATTAGCATTCCCAAATGCCGTTCAAATTGAAAATGATGTACTTCAAAAAGCAAGATTTCTCGTAAAGGCAGCAGCACTGCCTGCCTCTACGATTTCTTCTGTCGATATTCCTTTCAGAGGTCGTATTCTGAAAGTTGCCGGAGATAGAACATTCGAAACTTGGACAATTACAGTTATTAATGATGTTGATTTCTCAATTCGTTCTGCTTTTGAAAAGTGGATGAATTCAATCAATAAGATGACTGATGCAACAGGACTTACAAATCCAATTGATTATACGAAAGATGCTCTGGTAAAACAACTTGATCGTAATGGTGGAGTTCTTAGAACTTATAAGTTCTGGGATATCTTCCCAACAAATCTTTCAGCAATAGATCTGAGTTATGAGACCACTGACACAATTCAAGAGTTTACTGTAGAAATGCAAGTTCATTATTGGGAAGCATTTAGAGGAACTGATTCTTTAGCAGGTGGTGAAGATATTACCTAAATAATAGAATAATAGTCTAAGTTAGTTTATAATATGGCAAAACTTTTTGGTTTTTCTATTGATGATGCAGAAAAGAA